CATCATTACAGAAATATAAAGAATATAAACAGAAGTTTATAAAAGAATTTACAAGTAAAAAATCATATAAGCAGTTTCTTCATTCATTCTGTAATGATGATGTAGATGTAGAATCTTGTAATATAACATATATTGAAATATCTAAATTTAATGGGTTATATTATATTGAGTGGGATGATTATTATGGAAGAGGTGAACATGATGATTATTCAACGAGAGGTTTAACAGCAAAACAACTTGAAGACTTTCTGAAAAATGGAGATGACTATTATAAAGAGCGCGATAAACGTTATAATAGATTCAAAACATATATTGAGGAAAAGAATAAAAAAGAAAATGAAGATAATGAACGTAAATTATATGAACAATTGAAAAAGAAATATGAGAAATCTTGAAGACAATGTAAAATCTTCAAGATTTTTTTATTTAATAATAAAAATGTATCTTTGTATTATAAATATGAATATCAGTAAATAGTATTAATTATATTGTGTAATAACTGTCATATTAAAGCACATGAAAAATATAAAATTAAAACATATTTTACTAAGTGTAACTAAAATTATTTCACTATGCAGTTTATTTTTTGAATTTATTCAGATAAATATAAAAAAGATAAATTTAGATATGAATTAGTTTAAAATAAAATATGATAATTTAATACAAACAGTGATAAAAAAATATCCTAGACCCGTAAAATATTATAAAAATGGTAAAGGTACTTGTAAAGAACAATTAATAATAAACGAACAATTGAAAAATGAATTTCCTAATGTGAAATTTAATATACATCATATAAAGCCTAAATGTCTTGGAGGAAAAGATGATATAGAAAATTTAGTATATATGAGTATAAATGAACATATAGAAGCTCATTGGTTATTATTTCAAATGTATGCACATGATCCAGAGCATTGTGTTTAGTTATGTAATGCATATGGACTTGTAAAAAATATGCTTAATACATTACATGCTAATAAAAAACATAAAAATTGTAAAAGTATTGTTCAAATAAATCCTTATACAAAATAGTTAATATGTGTGTATGATAGCTTAAGTGATGCAGTTACAAGTATAAAACATAAAAATATATCATCAGTTTTATCTGGTGAAAAATAGACAGCTGGTGGATATTTTTGGATGTACAAAACATAGTGGGACAACGAAGAAGAACGAAATAAAATATTATCATCATATAATAAAATTCCATATAAAGAAGCATGGAATAAACAACAAATATGTCAAGTATTAATTAACAATGATACTATGACTTTAGTAGAAACATTTAATTCAATATCAGATGTAAGAAAATAGAAACATGTATAGTATTCTAGTATAATCAATGTATGTAACAATACGCAAAAATATTGTGGTAAAAATAAACTGATTTTTATGTATAAGTATATGTATGATGATAAAAATTTGTAGGAAAAATTTGTTAAAAAGTGGAATAATATAAAACAAGATATTTCGTCATTCATTGTACAAATAGATATAGATAATAAAAAATGTATAAATTTGTTTGAAAATACAAAAAACATAGTAGATACAATGAATATAAAATATTCACAATATATTACAAAAAGTTGTAGAACACAATGCTTGTGTAATGGTTATGTTTGGTAGTATGTTAAAGATATGAACTAGTTTATAAAATATAATACAGAGTATAAAGATTCGTTTAATCATCTAATAAAAAATACGCAATGGAAATATTAATCTTTTTAATTCCTATAATTACTGTAATAATATTAGGAACAAAATTCAGAAAAAACACGGCACTTTGGGAATATGTAGTTGTGCTTGTTCCTTCAATATTGTTATTTTTTGCTCTTAAATATTCATTTGTTTATATATCATCATTGGATAAAGAATATTTAAGTGATTTAGTAAGTAAAATAACATATTATGAAGATTGGGATGAAACTGTTATGGTAACACATACAAGAACAGTTTCATGTGGTAAAGGTAAAACTCGTACAGAAACATATGTAGTTCCTGAACGACGTTATCATCCTAAACGATATGTATATGAAACAGTAACAGGTGAAACAAATGATGTATCAGAAGATGAATATAAATTAATTTGTTATAAATTAAATATGCCTGCTGTTTTTAAAGATATGCATAGATCATATAGATCAAAAGATGGTGATGCATATGTTACATCATGGAACAGAACAAGAGAAAACTCTTATCCTGTAACGTGGACACATTTATATCAAAATAAAGTTAAAGCTTCATCATATTCTATATTCAAATACGGAAATATGAGTGAAGAAGAAATTAAGGAAAATAAGTTATTTGATTATCCAGAAATTAAAAATAATGATCAAAATCCTATTCTTGGTTTCACTGCAACTGATACTGATGCAGTACGATATTTAAATGGTTATAGAGGACCAAAAAATCAAATACATGTTTTTATTCTATGCTTTAATAATCATTCATTAGAAGTTGCAGAAATGCAAAAAGCATATTGGCAAGGTGGAAATAAAAATGAATTTGTCGTATGTCTCGGTGTGAAAAATAATACAGTTATTTGGTGTAATCCATTCTCGTGGAGTGATGAACCTATGCTTGAAGTTAAAACAAGAGATTATTTTATAAAACATCCTGATATTAATTTCAAAGATTATGCTGAATGGTTAGATACGCAAATTGATAAAAATTGGCATAGAAAAGAATTTAATGATTTTAATTATCTAAGTATAGAATTAAGTATTGGTTGGTATATCGCAATTCTTATTATTATGCTATGTTATAATGTCGCTATTTCATATTGGGTTATAACAAATGAATTTACATTAGATAAGCCAAGTGGCAAATATGGACGTTATTATTAAATAAATATTTTAAATATTAATATAGTATTAATGAATAAAAATATAAAAATACTTATGGAATCTTTATTTGATGAAGAAACTGATAATATTTTAGCATCAGATAAAGATTCCATAGATACTGCATTTGCCGAAAAAGTAGCAGGTGTAACTATAGGAAAAGATAAAATCGAATATGAAGCTATTGATTTAGATTTACCATCAGGAAACTTATGGTGTGATAGAAATATCGGAGCAACTAAACCAACAAAAACAGGTGGTTATTTTAGGCGAAAAGGATTTACATTAGATAAAATTTCACTAGATAGTGCAGCTGGTATTAACTGGGATTCTTATGTAGAATTATTATATAGTCGATTGAAAAATAAAACAATAAAATATAATTCAGTTCCTGAATTTATATTAGGAACCGGTTGGGATGTACCAACCAAAGATGATATTGAAGAATTAGTTAATAATACAGATGTATCACAAATAAAAGTAGGAAAAAATGGTATTGCATTTAAAGTATCATCATTAAAGAATCCTAATAAATTCATAATTATTCCTTCATCTGGTTATATTATAGGAAAGAAAGTACAGGATAAAACAGACGCATGTTTCTGGAGTTCTACTGAATATGATGGGTATGATTTTAATTATGCATATAAAATATTAAATGCAAATAATGTTGGTATAACAGCATATGATATGTTATCATCATTACCAATTAGAGCAATCCGTAGAAAATAAATATATTAAACATTAAATATTTTTAATAATGAAATTTAATAGATTATTCGAAGCACTTTCAACAACTGAACAAAAAGTTGTTAAGTTTAATTTTGAAAATATTGCAAGTTTTGATGATATACCTTACAGAGGTAGTATTATAAAACTTATTGCGAATGGTACTACTGGTTATCCAGTATATTATTTGTAT